AGCCGGCACGCTCGACTGGCTCGTCGACCTCGGCCCCGGGACCCGGAAGCGCCTGAACCTCTCCCGCCTCGAGGCCGCCCACCCGGCGCTCTTCTCCCGGCGGCTCGTCCAGCGCCACGAGCTCGACGAACTCCGCGATCGCGTCGCCGACCTCGAGGAATCGTCACGCGAGGCGCGGCTCCGAGAAAACGGCCGTGCGAAGCGCCTCCGTACGGTCGAGCAGAACGTCACGCAGCTCTCGCTCGCTCTCGGCGGCTATCGCCCGTCCGCGTAGGGGTAAGAGCGCGCGGCGGCGAGGCGGTTTCGACCCCAGCCCCCCCATGGTCCGTCGGGGTCGCCTCGCCGCCCGCTGCTCGAGTTCTCCCGGCCCGTCGGCCGACCGCTGCTCACGCCACCCGCGCGCGGCTCGGTCGTCGGAGCCCGAGAGCGCCTACCGGCCACCGCGCGATCGGACCGGCCATCTCAGGCGCTCGTCAAGACCCCATCCGCGTCTCGCCCCGCAAGTCGGTGCGCGATGGACGCACACGGCGCAATGGACCAGCAGAATCCTGTGACAGCGGACGCACAGCTTAAGGACCGCAAAGCCTCGGCCGGCGTCCCCGACGAGCACGCCGTCTGGCTGCCGGTCGACGCCCTCCGCCCCTGGGACCGGAACCCGCGCCTAAACGACGGGAAGCCGACCGAGCGCGTCGCCGAGAGCCTCCGGCACTTCGGGTTCGTCAGCCCGATCGTCGTCTGGGTGGGCGGCAACAGGATGGTCGCCGGCCACACGCGGCTGAAGGCGCTCCGGGCGCTTCTCGCCGAGGACCCGACGTTCACGCCGAAGGGCGCACCCGGACCGGGGCTCGCGCGGGTCGTCTTCCACGAGTTCGAGAGTGAGGCGGAGGCCGACCTCTTCGCGATGGCGGACAACAAGCTCGGCGAGCTCGCCGGCTGGGACGAGGAGCGCGTCGCCGAGCTCCGCGCCGAGTACGGCGCCGACGAGCTCGCGATCGCCGGCTTCGACGAGGTCGCCGTCGCGCCGTCGGAGGAGAAGCCGGTCCACGCCCCGGAGGAGTTCGCGTCGTACGACATCGACGTCGAGACCGCCTACCGCTGCCCGAAGTGCGCGTACGAGTGGAACGGCAAGGCGAAGTGACCTCCGTGACGGCCGAGAAGCCGCCGTACCGCGTCCCGTCGATGGCGGAGATCGCGGCGCTCCCGCCGAACGGCTTTACGGTCGCCTCGACCTTCTCCGGCTGCGGCGGCTCGTCGCTCGGCTACAAGATAGCCGGCTTCCGCGTCGCGTACGCGAACGAGTTCATTCCGGCGGCGCAGGAGACGTACCGCGCGAACGCGCCGACGACGTTCCTCGACACGCGCGATATCCGGACCGTCCGCGGAGCCGACATCCTCGAGGCGTGCGGGCTCCGCGAAGGCGATCTCGACCTCTTCGACGGCTCGCCGCCGTGCGCCGCCTTTTCAACCGCCGGCAAGCGTGAGGCCGGCTGGGGAGTCGTCAAGAAGTACTCGGACACCGAGCAGCGCGTCGACGACCTGTTCTTCGAGTACGCGCGGCTGATCCGCGAGATCCGGCCGAAGACCTTCGTCGCGGAGAACGTCTCCGGCCTCGTGAAGGGCACGGCGATTGGGTACTTCAAGCAGATCCTGACGACGCTCCGCGAAGGCGGGTACCGCGTCGAAGCGCGCGTGCTCGACGCGCAGTGGCTCGGCGTCCCGCAGTCGCGCCAGCGCCTGATCTTCGTCGGCGTCCGCGAGGACCTCGGCCTCGCGCCGGTCTTCCCGAAGCCGCTCCCGTACCGCTACTCGGTCCGCGAGGCGCTCCCGTGGATCCGGCGCGTCGTCCACGACACGTCCGGCGACTTCAGCGTCGGGGACGTGACGGACCGTCCTTCACCAGCCATCACGGTCGGCGTCAACGCGCTAAACGCGAGCCACTTCAAGGTAGATGGCCCGCCGGTGGAGCCCGAGACGGATATCTCGCGGTTCGCGATCGGCGCGGAATGGAACAAGCTCGCGCCCGGCGGACAGTCGGAGAAGTACTTCTCGCTCGTCCGCGTCGACCCGGACGCGCCCTCACCCTGCGTCACGCAGACGGCGGGTAACCCGGGCGCGGCGGGGATCACGCACCCGTACGAGCGGAGGAAGTTCTCGATCGCGGAGGTCCGCCGCATCTGCGGCTTCCCTGATGACTTCGCGCTGACCGGGACGTACGCCCAGCAGTGGGAGCGCCTCGGTCGCGCCGTCCCGCCCGTGATGATGAGCCACATCGCCGCCGCGGTCCGCGACGGCGTCCTCGCGAAGCTGCCCCGATGACGTCGAGCCTCGGTCACGTCCCCGCCGGCCCGCGCTGGGCGTTCGACGACGCCGTAACCGGCTGCTTCGACGACATGCTCGCGCGGAGCATCCCGCAGTACGCGGCGATGCGCGCGCTCGTCGCCGACCTCGCCGTCCGGCACTTCCGCGACGGGACCGCGGTCGTCGACCTCGGCTGCTCGCGCGGCGAGGCGCTCGCTCCGCTCGTCGCGACGCTCGGCACCCGCGCGTCCGCGTTCGTCGGCGTCGAGGTCTCGCCGCCGATGCTCGCCGCCGCGCGCGCGCGGTTCTTCGGCGAGGAGTGGTCGAACGTTCGCATCCTCGACCTCGACCTCCGGCGCTCGTACCCGAACGAGCATCGCGCGAGCGTCACGCTCGCCGTCCTGACGCTCCAGTTCACGCCGATCGAGCACCGACAGCGGATCGTCCGCGACGTCTACCGGCAGACGGTCGACGGCGGCGCCTTCCTCCTCGTCGAGAAGGTCCTCGGCGCGAGTGCGGACATCGACGCGTCGCTCGTCGGCGCGTACTACGACATCAAGCGCGCGAACGGCTACTCCGACGACGAGATCGAGCGGAAGCGCCTCGCGCTCGAGGGCGTTCTCGTCCCCGTCACGGCGCGCTGGAACGAAGAGCTCCTCCGCGGCGCCGGCTTCCGCGAGGTCGACTGCGTCTGGCGGCACCTGAACTTCGCCGCCTGGCTCGCCATCAAGTGACCGACCGCCTCCTCGCCGCCGCGCGCCGGCAGATCGACGCGCTCGACGCCGAGATCGTCCGTCTCGTCGACCGCCGCGCGCTTCTCGCGAAGGAGATCGCCGAAGCGAAGGCGCGCGCCGGCGTCCCGCTCGTCGACGCCGCCCGCGAGGATGCGATCGCCGCGCGCGCGGGCGAGGCCGCGCGCGTCATCCCGCGTGGCGCCGCCGCCGCGCTCCTCCGCGCCGTCATCGCGGCGTGCCGCTCGAGCATCACCGATGGGTAACAAGGCAAAGTCGGACGCGAAGGCTCTCGCCCTCGCCGAGCGCCGGCAGCGCGTCATGGCGCTCCGCCGCGGCGGGGCGTCCTTCCCGCAGATCGGCCGCGACCTCGGCATCGACCAGGCGACGGCGTACCGCGACTTTCAGCGCGCGCTGAAGGACATCCCGAAGGAGGCCGCGACCGAGGCGCTCGCCGTCGAGCTCCAGCGCCTAGACGTCATGTTCTCCGCCATATGGCCGCGCGCGTACGGCGGGACGGAGAAGAAGCCGGTCGCGCCGGCGGAGCAGGCGCGGGCGATCGATCAGGTTCTCCGGATCATGGAGCGCCGCGCGAAGTACCTCGGCCTCGACGCGCCGGAGAAGAAGGAGCTGACCGGCCCCGACGGGAAACCCATCACGGTCAGCGTCGACGCGGCGCCGACCGTCGCGAAGGCGCGCGAGAGGATGGCGGCGGTCTTCGGCAGCGTGACGCCGGGCGCCGCCGCGGACGCAGCGAGCACGAGTGAGCCCGGAAGCGAACCGAACCCTAGCGGCTCTCCGTGAGGCGCTCCCGGCCCGCGAGCTCGCCGCGTGCGAAGCGTGGTTCGGCGCCTTCTACCCGTTCCAGCGCGAGTGGCTCCTCGACCCGGCGCGGTTCGCGCTAGCGGCGAAGAGCCGTCAGATCGGCGCGAGCCATACCTACGGCGCGGCCGGCACGCTCTGGGGCCTCTTCGGTGAGACGACGACCGTCGTCTCCGTCGGTGAGCGTGAAGCGACCGAGGTCGTAGACAAGAGCTACCGGCACGCCGTCGTCCTCCGGTCGCTCGGCAGCGAATGGGCGCGGCCCGTCGCGAAGAACGCGACCGAGGTCCGGTTTGCGAGCGGCGGGCGCGTCATCGCGCTCCCGTCGACGAGCGCCGGCCGCGGCTACTCCGGCAACGTCATCCTCGACGAGTTCGGCTACCACCAGCACCCCGAGAAGGTCTGGGACGGCGCCGGCGGAACCGTCATGCACGGCGGGAAGCTCCGCGTCCTCTCGACGCCGAACGGGACCGGCAACCTCTGGCACCGGCTCTGGACAGACCCGCGGGCCCACGCGGGGTACCGCCGTCACCTCGTCACGCTCGACGACGCCATCCGCCAGGGGATGCGCGTCTCGCTCGACGAGTGCTGGAAGATGGCGCGCGGCGACCCGCGCGTCTTCGATCAGCTCTTTCGCTGCAAGTTCCTCGACGGGGACATGCAGTACATCCCGAGCGCGCTCGTCGAAGGCGTCCTCGCCGACGTCGTCGCCTTCGTCCTCGGCGACCCGGTCTATTGCGGGCTCGACATCGGCCGCGTCGCCGACCGCACCGTCCTCAGCGTCGTCCAGCAGGGCGACGACGGCGTCGCGACGGAGCTCGAGCAGCACTCGTGCAAGCGGACGTCGCAGGACGACATCGACGTGATGGTCGCCGACGTCTGGCGCCGCTACCGCTTCCGCCGGCTCTGCGTTGACGCGACCGGCATGGGCGCCTTCCCCGCCGAGAAGCTCCAGAAGACGTACAGTAAGTTCCGCGTCGAGCCGGTCGACTTCACGCAGCAGCTGAAGGAGGACCTCGCGACGACGCTCTACCAGCGGATGGCGGACAAGACGGTCCGCATCCGGCGCGAGAACCAGTCGCTCCGCGACGACCTCGTCAAGATCCGCCGCATCATCACGTCCGCCGGCAACGTCCGCTACGACGCGCCGCATACGGACGAGGGCCACGCCGACGCGGCCTGGGCCTTCGCGCTCGCGATCCACGCGGCGGGGAAGCCGAGCACCGCGAAACACGACGTCCGCACGGGCGACGTCGAGACCGCCGACACCTGGGGCTGACACGACTATGGCGAACAAGCATCAGCTGATCACGAAGACGCTCACCGTCGGGCCGACCGCCTCCGCGGCGACGCACGGCGACGCGTTCGAGCTCCCGCTGCAGTTCGACACGGTTAAGGTGATCGCCGAGCTCGCGTCGCATACCGGCGGGACGCTCGACGTCTACCTCCAGCACTCGCCGGACGGCGGGACGACGTGGTTCGACTGCGCGCACTTCGCGCAGGTCTCGGCCGCGTCGACACTGGTCAAGGACCTCTCGCTCGTCCTCGACGGGACGCACCGCACCGTCGGAAAGGGGAACAAGAGCACGACGCCGAGCGGCCTCGCGGCCGACAGCCACGTCTCCGCGCCGTGGTCGCCGAAGCTCCGCATCGCGGCGATCACCGGCGCCGGCACGAGCGGCGCCGACAAGGTCCAGACGATCCACTTCATGCTGCAGGACACGACGGACTGAGGCCGTGAACATCACGGGGATCGAGGAGGCGCACAAGGCCGTCCTCGCCAACATGACGCCGCGGGCGCGCGAGCTCGATCGGCTCGAGCGCTACGTCGATGGCGAGCAGTACGCCGGCCGGCCGTCGTTCTGGGACCGGACGGTGCCGCTCCAGGAACGTGCTCCGTGCATCCGGTACAAGATCGTCGCCGCGGCGATCGCGTCGAACGTCGACCTCGTCCTCGGCGAGGGCCGGTACCCGGAGGCGTCCACGCACCCAGACGAGAACGACGCGTCGTTCGACGAGAGCGGCCTCGACGAGAAGTCGAGCGAGGTCCTCGACCGCGGCCTCCTCGAGCTCCAGCGGCAGACGCGCCTCCGGAGCGTTGCCAAGGAGACGCTCACGCAGGCGCAAGGATGCGGCACGGCCGTCGCGATCTGCGGCGTCCGCGCCGGCGGTCGGCTCTTCGTCGACACGGTCCGCGCGAAGTGGTGCGAGCGCGTCGCCGACGTCGACGGGCGCGTGACCAGGCTCGTCATCCAGTACCCGTACACGGTCACGGAGAAGCAGCCGGACGGGTCCTGGAAGATCCGCACGAAACTCTTCCGCCGCGAGATCGACGCGGAGCGCGACGTCACCATGCTCCCGGCGGACGCGTCGGAGGACGGCCGCGCCCAGATCGACTGGAAGCCGGACCCCGCGCAGACCGTCGAGCACGGCCTCGGGTTCTGCCCCGTCGTCTGGTACGCGCACCTCCGCGGCTGCGCGGCGGTCGACGAGGTCGACGGGAAGGCGATCCACGCGCTGTGCACCTCGGAGATCGAGGCGCACGACTTCGCGATCTCGATGCGCCACCGCGCGGCGCTCTACGCCGGCGACCCGCAGCTCTGCGAGTTCGGCGTCGAGCCGGGCTTCAACCCGGGGCAGGGCGGCCGAACGCCGGGCATCCCGTCGACTGCCAGCGGCGGCGCCGTCGGGAAGCCGGGCACCGCGAACGAGGCGACGGGCCGCTACGTCGTCCCGACGCAGGGCGCGCGGAAGAAGGGCGTCAGCGAGGCCTGGCAGTACCCGGACAAGGAGTCGCGCGCCGAGTACCTCATCCTCCCGCCCGACGCGCTGAAGGCGCTCGACGACGACGCGCACGACCTGCGGCAGAAGCTCGCCGAGGCGCTCTCCGTCGTCTTCCTCGACCCGGAGAACGCGAAGCTCGTCGCGACGCTCTCCGGCAAGTCGATCGAGATGCTCCGCGAGCGCCAGCTGAATCGCTGCGACCAGATCCGCGACGACTTCGGCGACGGCTTCCTCCTCCCGGTCCTCTGCGTGCTCCTCCGGATCGTCTACGTCACGACGACGGCCGGCGGCGCGCTCCGGCTCCCGGGCGCGAAGAAGCTTGCGACGATCCTCGGCCGCTTCGCCGGCGAGGCCCCGCCTCCTGCCGATGGCGACGCCGAGCCGGTCGCTCCGGCGCCCGCCGCGACGTGGACCGACCCGTACATCACCCTGAAGTGGGGCGCGTACTTCAAGGCTGACGCCGAGGCGGAGGGGAAGATCGTCGACGCCGTCGTCAAGGCGAAGGCGGCGAACGTCATCACGCGCCGGATGGCCGTCGAGAAGCTGAAGCCCGTCTTCAACATCGGGAACGTCGACCAGGCCGTAAAGGCGCTCGAGAAGGAGATCGAGGAGCACGCCTCGCTCGAGGCCGCCATTGACGCGATGAAGACCGGCGACGCGGACGGCGACGAGGCCGCGGCGTGATCTTCGACCACCAGTTCGAGGCCGTCGCCGACGCGCTCGCCGGCCTCGACGACGGCGCGCAGGTACAGGTCTTCGGGGTCCCC